AAGGTAGCCTGCGATAAGCAGCACCGGGTGTGGAGAAGACATTGTCAACCCCCATACTACGCTTGTTAGCGGTTGCCAGGACAAGCCATGGGTCAAAGGGCATCTTGCCCTTCTCATCGACGGCAGCCATATTGGGAGTGACAGCTACACTGTTGACCCAATTGATGATACCAGCGACTGCTGGATCATGCTGTCCGGGTAACTTTTTGAACTGTCCGACATCATCAATGATGAACGTCATCATGGCTGCTGTAAGGCCATCCATGTACTGGGAACTTCCGTTAAACACGTACTTGGTGGTAGCTGCTGGTTCTTCATCATCTGGCATGCCTGCAACACTACAAACAATCCTATGAAGGCGATCGATCCACCCTGACTTACCAACTCCTGATGTGCCAACCAGAACCATCCCGAGTGGGGACGGTCGTTGCTTGGAGCAAGAGACGTTAGCATTGTGGGCAATCCGCAACTTCTCGATAGAATTCTTGAGAGTCTGAACGCTAGCCTTGACTGAAGAGAAAAGAGCTTTTCCCATGAGGATGTTGACCTCAACAAGCAGGCTGTCGATCTCCACTGAAATCAGTTGAGCGTTCCGAGGAGTCTTAGTAAGCTTATACGAGTCAACTTCAACCTGAAGTTTGTCACGCTTGCTAACAAGCTCTGCAGCCTTGGTGAGATCACCAAAGAGTGGGGCCGTACTGTGGGTCTTGAAGCACTCAATGATCTTCTTAATGACCATCGAGATGCCAGTGTACGAGTTAAACCAGAGATTACAATCGAACATCGTGGTTTTCGCAACCTTAAGAACCTTAGTGAACCCGTCAATGGACATGGTGTTGTTGGACATGTCCCACATACCGACCAGGGCGCAAATTATGAAAGCTGCAGCAGTGAAAAAGTTAGCTGCGGGCTCTGCGGGCGCTGGACCGGCTGCGGCCTGCCCTTCCTCTTGCCGCATTCCGGCAAAGTACATGGCTTCATCTGCCACGTTTCCAGCGCACTCAGGGTGTGCTATGAGGAAGGACTCGATGTCATCATAAGTTTCAACGAACCTGCCTAAGCGGTCGCGCCTAGGTTCACGGGCAGGTCTGCCCCTAATGGCATCACGGATCCTACCAGCAATTTTGCCAGAGTAGACAGACGCCATCTTGGACATTCTGTAAAACTTGGCATGAATCTGCTCGTAGGGAGTCCTGTGGACGCCGGACTGTTGACCGAGATCACCAGGGAAATGAGGAGGAAAATCAATTTCGTCCGAATCTGGGTCGATCACTGGTGGGTTGACAAAGATAGGATCGCCACCAGGCAGGTCAGAGATCAAACCTGTGACTGACTGGGGGATATTGACGTCGACACCACGAAGGTTGTCCCATATCGCTGTGCATGTCCCTGTGACGTCAATAGCTGAAAGATCCAACAGATCAAGATCATTGAGTCGATCTAGGAGAATGTGGAGGGCTGTGATCATCTGGACTATGGCGGCATGTTTCGGTAACTTCAATGAGTTAACGATAAGCACCACAAAATGCACAAGACTGATGAAAAGGG